TACTTTGCGGGGCTGCCTGAGGGCGTTTCAGAGAAGGCTGCGGCGGACGCTATGACGGACTTCTACATTTCGGGTCTTGCGCCCGGAGCGAGGAACAAGGGGACATCTGCCATGGGGTCACATGAGCCGTCGTTTGACTTCTCGGAGGACGAGGCATATTTCTATGCGGATTTTCTCGGGCACTACGGCATTGACCTGAGCACGGCAAAGCTTCACTGGTTCGATTTCTGTGCATTGTTTCGGGGTCTGCCCGATGAATGCAGGCTGAAAAGGATAATCGGTATAAGGGCCGAAAGCCTTTCGGAAATAAAGTCCTCTGCGGAAAGGTCGAGGGTGTCAAGGCTCAAATGTATTTTTGCGCTGAAAAAGAAGCAGGCGCCAAGATACAAGACGGCTGCCGAGAGGGACAGGGCTGTGCTGGACGAAATCCAGCGCATTCACAGAGAGGCTACGGAAAGAATGAGAGGTGAGGGCAGGTGACGGTTGGTGAGATAGTTTATCGTATTACAGGCGATGATTCAGGGCTTCGAGCCGCTCTGAACAACACCAAAAGCACTGCAAATCAGACTGCTCAGTCTGTTAGCGTTATTGCGGAAGCAGTAAACAGCACTGCTGAAAACGCATCTGCGACGCAAGCTGTGATGAACGGAATAGCGGCATCAGCCGAAACCGCCGCAGCTGCTGCAAGTACTGCCGCTGCTGCGGTAGAGACTACGGCACAGTCAGCGGCTATTTCACAGGAAGCATATGAAGCCGCTGTAAGCTCTCAGCAGCGTCTTTCGCAGCAGATACAGGCTACTGAAAACAAGCTTGCGGAATTAAAAGCTATGGAGGCTGATATGTCAGCTGCACGGCAGAGCGGCGATATTTCGGCGGCAGCATTTCAAAGGTATCAGCATGAGGTACAGCAAACCGCAGACAAGCTTGTCACGCTTAATATTCAGAACGCTGCGGCTACTGAGCGTATTGCGCAGATGAACGCAAGCCTTGCGGCAACCGAAGCGGTATCAAACAATGCGGCAGAAGCCGTAAGCCGAATAGGAGAAAGTGCAGAAACAACAACGGAAGCCGCAAGAGATGTAACTCGTGCCACTCAGGAAGTGGGCAATGAGGCAGAATCGGCAGCAAACCAAAGCACAAAAGCCTATGAAAAAATCGGTTCGGCAGCTCAGAAGGCTCTTGGAATGATCACAAAAGCTGCTATCACTGCTTCGGCTGCTGCATCTGCTGCGGTAGGAGCCCTGGCAAAAGAAGCTATCGCAAGTTTCGGCGATTATGAGCAGCTTGCCAGCGGTGCGCAGCTGATGTTCGGCGAGGCGTATGATTACATTGCCGAAAAGGCTAAGACTGCTTTTAAGGACGTACAGATGTCCCAGAACGATTACCTTGAACAGGTGAACGGATTTGCCATTGGTCTGAAGACTGCCATGGGCGGCGATGAGCTGGGGGCTGCAAAGCTTGCCGACAGGATAGTTGCTGCCGAGGCGGACATTGTGGCTGCTACGGGCAACACTGCGGAGAATGTTCAGAACGCTTTCAACGGCATTATGAAAAGCAACTATACCATGCTCGATAATTTGCAGATAGGCATCACCCCCACAAAAGAGGGCTTTCAGGAGCTTATCGACAAGGTAAACGCATACAAGGAAGCTCAGGGAGATGCAACAAGATACACTATTGACAACCTTGCGGACTGTCAGAATGCACTTGTTGACTACATCGAAATGCGGGGGCTTGCAGGATATGCGCAGGCTGAGGGTGCCGACACTTTGCAGGGATCCATGGCAAGTATGACGGCGGCGTGGCAGAATATGCTTACGGGTATGGCTGACCCGACGCAGGATTTCGATGAGCTTATCTCGGCTCTTATCGACAGTGTTCTGAATTTCTCGAACAACCTTATGCCCCGCATTATGGCGGTACTGCCGCAGATGGCGACGGGCATTGCCGAACTTGCGGATGGCATTCTGCCTTTGATACCGCAGACACTTGAAGATATGCTCCCCGACGTTATAAGCGGCGCAAACAGTCTTATTGCGGCTCTGCTTGACACGCTTTCTTCCATTGCTGACACGGCTATACCTATTGTAACAGATAATGCGGACGAGATAATCGACACGCTGCTGTCGGGGCTTATATCCGCATTGCCCAAGGTCGCAGGCTCGGCGGCTGACCTTTGCACTGCGCTTATCACGGCTATACTTTCCAACGCCGATATTATAACGCAGGGTGCTGTGGACATTATAACGGCTCTTGCAAAGGGCATTTCCGACAATCTGGACACGCTTATACCCGCTGTTGTAAATGCGGTGCTGACCATCACGGAAACGCTGATAAATAACACTGACAAGCTTATTTCGGCTGCTGAGGACATAATCATAGGTCTTGCTGACGGTCTGATAAATTCCCTGCCGATACTTCTGGCAAAGGCTCCGCAGATACTCATGGAGCTGAACACTGCTCTTGTCAATGCCATTCCCGACATCATTGAGTTTGCGCTTGACCTGTGTGACCATATTGCAGACAATATCATAAACTACGACTGGGAAAGCGTAGGAGCCGATATGTATAAAAATATGCAGGAGGCTCTCAGCAATGCGCTCAGCGGTGACAGCAATGCAGTGGAAAAGGCTGCGCAGGCACAGGCTGAGCGCATAAAACGCTACGACGGTCTTACGCAGGAACAGCTTGACAAAATGATAGCGGACAACACCCGAAAGCTGGGCGAATGGAACGATGCGTTCCTTACAGCTCAGGAAAACGGTTCGTTTGATTATGATCTGCTGCCAAAGTGGATGCAGACAGAAATGGATATGTCGGGCGAGACGAGCGTTGAAAAGTATCTGAGCAGCAGCCTCACAGCGGTAGATGCGACCATTGATGACCTGACCGAAGCAAGGAAAAAAGCCGTTTCCGAAATTGAAAAGACAAACGGTGATATTGCGGGCGCCCTTGACGGCACTGCCGATGTGGAAGGCAGCGGAGCTGACAGTATGCCCGATGCTGGCGTTGACGGCGTGGTAGATAAGTCGGAAATGCTTGATGCGGCGCTCAAAGAGCTGGAGGACAAATATGCTGTCCACAAGGTCACGGAAGAAGAATACTGGGCGGGCAGAAAGGCGTTGCTCGAACAGTACCGCAATGAGGAAGATGCTGAGTGGTGGAAGCTTTATGACAAGGTAACGGAGCATTATGACAAGCTTGCGGACACCGAGACAAAGGCGGCTGAAAAGGCTGCAAAAGAAGCGGAGCAGGCTAAAAAGGACGCTGAAAACGCCCTTAAATCCTCTGTCGAGGGCAAGTTCCGAGAAATTGAAACCGAGCAGCTGGAAAAGGGCTATGACGACAGCTGGCTTTTAGAGCAGGAGAGGGCATTTATCGAGACCCTTGACCACAATTCTGAGGTGTACAAGGACTATAACCTTAAAATGCTGAAAGAGCAGAAAAGCACCGACGATAAGGCAGCGAAAGAGGCTGAAACCGCTGCCAAAAAGCAGCAAGACACTCTTGAAAAAGCCTATGACAGCGTTGTAAAATCCCGTGACAGTCTGGCAAGCAGTCTGAAAGGCAGCAGTGGCGATATCTTCAACAGCTCTGAGGAAACGGACAAGCGGACGGGGGCTAAAACCAAGTCAAACAAGATAGACCTTAGCGGATTTGAGAAAAAGCTTGCTGCCAAGAAAAAGCTGACATCAAAAATCGCCGAGCTGTATGAAAAGAATGTGCCTGACAGCCTTATAACCGAGCTGCTCAAACAAGACCCGGAGGCGGCGCTGGACTATGCAACGCAGCTTCTGAAAGACCCCAAGAAGCTCTCGAAAATCAAGTCGCTGTACAAGGACGATGAGGGCGTAAGCAACATCATCGCCAACATGGTGACGGAAAACTCAGACGAGTTCGAGAAGTTAGGTACTGACGCAGGCACGCTGTTTGGCGACAGCTTTATGGAAGCGTTCAAGGCTAACTGGGAGCAGTCCATGAAGGACGTTTTTGACGGCAATTACGTTGACGCTGCGGCGGCGAATGTATCTGCTGCCAACTCTTCGGCGGCTCTTTCGACAAATACATCGGCTGCGAACACAAC